AATTAAAATAACTGCACCGATGTATGTGTCGGATCCAATTGAGGGATTGTACTGGATTGCCATGGTGCATTATTTAAGAAGTTTAACCAAAATGTTCACAGGAAATGATCCAAAGGCCGGCAATCCTCCTCCTATTATTATGTTAAATGGATACGGCAACTATGTGTTTAAAAATGTTCCTGTAGTAGTTACCAGCATGGAGGTTTCTTTAGAAGATAAATGTGATTATATTGGAGTTAATGTTGTTGGCAGTGCAGCTGGAAGCCTTGAAGGCACAGCAGATGCAATCGGAGGACTAGCTAATTCAATAGGCGGTGCTTTTGGAGGTGCTTTTGGAGGTGCGTTAGGATCTGCCACATCTATTATTAGCGGCCTTGCCGGCGGAGTCGGTCAAGTGGCTGGACTTTTAGGTAGTTTTGGAATAGGCGGGACTACCAGCGGCGGCGTTACTCACGTGCCTACTAGAAGTACGTTTAGTGTAACACTACAACCTATGTACAGCAGGAATAGTGCCCGTAAATTTAGCCTTGACAGATTTGTCACCGGCGGCTATCTCAATAATAATTTTGGATATATTTAATCATGTCTGCCAACTATAAAAATACCAGTCCGTGGTATAATACTGTTACTACTCAAAATTATTTAGACATATTAGCAATTCGACCTGTTAGTTCAGAGACAGATGATTTTTTATACACTATTGAAAGTCAATATACATACAGGCCTGATTTGCTAGCATTTGACTTGTATGGTGATGCTGCCTTGTGGTGGGTTTTTATACAACGCAATCTTGATGTATTACAAGATCCTATTTTTGATTTTGTTCCAGGAAAAAAAATATATATTTCTAAAAACAGCAGTTTAAAAACAGCACTAGGATTATAATCATGGGATTTTTAGATCAAGCAACAACTGCAATTAGTAGTATTAGAACTGCGGTTACTTCTTTGGGATCTGCTACTGGATTATCCTCTGCCCTTAACAGTGTTACTGGGATTTTTAATAATCCTGGAGAATTTCTCACCACTTTAACTGATGTTAAATTACCATTACCTAATCCGTTATTTGATTATGCAAGTTACGATTATATATTAGGTATTGGGTGTTTGTCGGATGAGGAAGCAAATAATCCTGACACATCATTCATGAACGGTAGTAAAGTCGAACTAATTTGCAAGTCTGCCAATTCTGATCCTGACAATCGAGTAGATACCCCATATGGAAAATTTGATTTTTTTATAGATAATCTTGAAATTGATCTTCAAATTGGTTTTGAAAATGATCAAAATTCAAATGTAACTAATTTAGGATTTCAAATTACTGAACCGTATAGTATGGGAATGTTAACCATAGCCATGCAATATCTTGCTGCCAAAAAAGGACACTCTAATTGGAGAATGGCCCCTTGGTTGTTGACTATGGAGTTTAGGGGTAATACAGAAAGCGGAAAAATATTATCTATTCCTAAAACCTTCCGTGCAATCCCTTTTCTCATAACAAATATAGACATGCGTGTTAAAGAGACTGGAGCTATTTATAATATAAGGGCTATGCCAACTAGCCAAGCAGCTTTGACAGACGCCGCCGCAAAACTAACACATGATGTATCAATATCTGGAGCATCTGTGGCAGAAATATTACAAACAGGAGACAAAAGTTTACAAGTGGCTCTTAATAAACGTGCAAAGCTATTAGTGGCAAATGATTCAGCCGCAGTGCCTGACGAATATGTTATAATATTTCCAAAAACACTTGCATCAAAAACTGAGGCAATACCAGAAGATGCAGGCGCCACAACTGCATCCAGAGATCAGATTGCCACAATTATTGGTGCAACTAAAGGAGAAGACGGAAATTATACACAAGCAATTGGACAACTGAATGAAATTGGTTCCGCAATATTGAATTTTAATAAAGCAAATGCAGGATCCCCGCCTGCAGGATCCCCGGCAGATGTGTACGACAAATCTTCAAATACGTTCTTCAAAGGCAAATTAACAGCAGATCCTAAGGTTAGTGATTTCAAATTTAATCAAAAAAGTATGATTCCAAATGCTATTAATCAAGTAATAATGAAAAGTGTATTCCCAGATAAAGCACTTGACGAAAAAAATATAGACGACAAGGGATTTCGTAAATGGTGGCGTATTGATTGTCAAACATTTATCGTATCAACAGATGCTAACATGGATAAAACTGGTGTCAAACCAGTTGTGCATGTTTACAGAGTAGTTCCGTACGATGTACATGCCAGTAGAATGATTACAGTTAATACAAAAGGTCCGGGATTTTACGAGCTTGCAAAACAAACAGTCAAAGAATACAACTACATATACACTGGAAAAAATGTCGATATCATAAATTTTGAAATATATTTTGAAAACGGAAAATTTACAGAGATGGCCGCTGATTTTCTTAATAAAGGTGCTGACACTGTAACAGTTAATCAATCTGGAGATTCTTCAATAACTGATCCTAATAAAGAAGTTATTGATCCTCTTGGAAAAGGTAATCCTCCTGAACAAAAACTTGGGGTAGTACCGGGTATTGTAAGATTTTTAAAAACGCTAACAAACACCGATCAAAAAGGCGGCAGCGGTCCGGATACTCCTTCGACACGTGCCGCTCGAATCTTTCACGACGCAGTAACACGGCCAACAGCTAATTCAATGACTACATTAAACATGGAAATTATTGGCGATCCGTACTTTATTGCTCATAGTGGAATGGGCAACTGGACCGGACAATCTACTGCAAATAGTACTAACTTACTTACCGACGGCTCGATTAATTGGCAAAATGGAGAAGTTGATATCCTTGTTAATTTTCGAACACCACTTGACATAAATCAAGCAACTGGTTTATATCAATTTGCAGGTTCAACTTCCAGTGCTCCTTTAATTTCATGGAGTGGATTATATCATGTTACCAATGTTGTCTGCAAGTTCAGTAAAGGAGAATTTAGACAGATATTAAAAGGAAACCGTCGTCCTTATCAAGAAGTTAGTAACGAAGGTACTCCTACTGGAAGCGGCGTATTAAACACTTCAACCCCAGTAGAAAAATCACCAGAAGACTTAGCAGACATAGGTCCACAATAATGCCAAACGATTATAATTACAGTTCAAAACACGATGAGCCTGGGCGGCCAGGCCCATTCCTTGCCAAAATAATAAGTCATTTAGACACAACTTATATGGGTATATTGCAAGTTGAAATTTTAAGACCATCTGGCAATCTTACAATTGATACAGAGATACATCAAGTAAGCTATATGAGCCCTTTTTACGGAGTGACCAGTGCTAGTCATCTCGGAGGAAGTCCCGGCGATTCAGCCAGCGACACATATAATAATACACAAAAATCATACGGCATGTGGATGATACCTCCCGATGTAGGAAGTCTTGTGGTTGTGATTTTCATTGACGGCGACCCACGACGAGGCTATTGGATAGGCTGTGTTCAAGATGAAGGTGCAAATTTTATGCTTCCTGGTCTTGCCTCCACTCAAAAAGTTATTGAGGATGTGGATCCTGATGCAAAAGATCGCTACGGCAGAGTTCCTGTAGCAGAATATAATAAACAAATACAAAGTGCAGATGATCCTGATGCTTCTCAGGCATTAAAACCGCGTCATCCATTCACTGATGTACTAGATAATCAAGGATTGTTGTTAGATGATATTAGAGGAATTACATCTAGTAGTGCTAGACGAGAAGTTCCAAGTATGGTATTTGGAATTAGTACCCCAGGCCCTGTGGATAAACAGTCTGGCGCCCCAACAGGACGCATTGGAAGCAAAGAGCAAAAAGTTGACAATGCATTTGTAAGCCGCCTGGGCGGAACAACGTTTGTAATGGACGACGGCGACGACAGATTTTTACGTAAAACCAATGCCAGCGAAGGCCCTCCTGAATATGCTGCTGTGGAAAATTCTGAAACAGATGGTGATGTTACATTGCCACATAACGAATTGGTTCGTATCCGTACAAGGACCGGACATCAAATTCTTTTTCACAATACTGAAGATTTAATTTATATCACTAATGCCCGTGGTACTAGTTGGATAGAATTGACCAGCGATGGTAAAATTGATATCTTTGCACAGGATAGTATTAGTGTTCGTACAGCAAACGATTTAAATTTTTATGCAGATAGGGATATTAATATTGAAGCTAAACGAAATTTCAACATCAAAGTAGGCGAAGAAATGCATACTCACGTGATTAAAGATCATATA